GAGATGACACTGTTCAGGTAATGTACTTTGAGTACAAGACTTATATGAATCAAGTGTTTAAGATAAAAAGAACAGAACAGGGGTTAGAAAAAGCTTTACAAAAAACAGATATATTCGATCCTCCTGCAAACGATAACTTTGAAAGAGTATCTAGAACGATAGAGGTATTATATACCGGAGCTAAGGTAATAGGTACTGATAAAATGTTAGAATGGAAACTGGCTGAAAATATGACCAGACCCGCTGCAGATACTACTAAGGTAGAAATGAATTACTGTATTAGCGCTCCTAAAATGTATAAAGGGCGTATAGAGTCTACAGTAGGCAAGATAATAGGTTTTGCAGATATGATTCAGATTACTTCGTTAAAACTACAGCAAGTAATGTCTAGAATAGTACCGGATGGTGTATTCTTAGATATGGACGGATTATCAGAAGTGGACTTAGGTAATGGTACATCTTACAATCCAGCGGAAGCACTTAATATGTATTTCCAAACGGGTTCTATAGTAGGTAGATCGCTTAACCAAGAAGGAGGTATGAACTCAGGTAAAGTACCTATCCAAGAATTAGCAACATCGTCAGGTCAAGCTAAGATACAAAGTTTAATAGCTACGTATCAGTATTATCTACAGATGATAAGAGACGTAACCGGTTTAAACGAAGCTAGAGATGGTAGTTTGCCAGATAAGGATGCTTTAGTTGGAGTACAAAAGCTAGCGGCTAACGCTTCTAATACTGCTACTAGGCATTTATTAGATTCATTATTATATGTAACTTTACGTGTTTGCGAGAATATCAGTTTAAAGGCTGCGGATTTAATCCAGAACCCATTAACTGAAAATGCTCTAATGAATTCTATAAATACTTACAACTCTAATACCTTAAATGAGTTTGCAGATTTACAGCTTCACGATTTTGGTATCTTCTTAGAGTTAGAGCCAGAAGATGAAGAAAAAGCTATGCTTGATAAAAACATTCAAATAGCATTACAATCAGGAGCAATTACTTTAGCAGATACTATTGATATTAGACAAGTAAAGAATATTAAGGTAGCTAATCAGTTTTTGAAGCTTAGGCAAGAGCAGAACTTAAAAAGAGTACAGGAAGAGAAAATGCAGAATATTAAAGCTCAAGCTCAAGCTAATTCAGAATCGGCTGAAAAAGCGGCTATGGCAGAAGTTCAAAAAGAACAAGCAATCGCAGAGACTAAAATACAAATAGAACAATCAAAATCTCAATTTGCTATTCAAAAACTTCAACAAGAAGCTGAAATTAAAAAGCAGCTAATGGAGGTGGAATTCCAATACAACATGCAACTAGCTCAGATGCAGGCAGGTGCAAAACAAGACACTGAAAAGAAAAAAGAAGACCGTAAGGACGAAAGAACAAAGATACAAGCTACTCAACAAAGCGAGTTGATTGATCAAAGAAAAAATGATTCTATACCAAAGAATTTTGAATCAGCCGGGATGGACAACCTTGGCGGATTTGGCCTAGAGCAGTTTGAACCTAGGTGATAACTATTTATTAATTTTTATTATATTATATTATGTCAGAAACAATTAAAGTGGATCTTAGAGAAGGTCCTAAGAAACCAGCAGAAGATGCTGTTATTAAAGTAGATCTTAGAGAAGATCCTAAGCCAGTGGAAGAAACAGAGTCTAAGCCTAAAGCTGATGATGATGCAGATCCAGCTACTCCTGAGTTAGAAAAAGAAAAAGAAGAAGAAGAAGAGGAGGTAATTACTATTGGCGAAGTCACAGATGATGAACCAGAGCCAAAACCTGCGGATCCCGCACCAGCAACTCCTCAGATTGAGTTACCTGAAAACGTAGAAAAGCTAGTAAGCTTTATGCAGGAAACCGGTGGAACGGTAGAAGACTATGTTAGATTAAATGCTGATTACAGCAATATAGATCAAGACACATTATTAAAAGAATACTACAAACAAACGAAATCACATTTAGACCACGAAGAGATTGGATTCTTAATGGAAGATAAGTTTGATTTTGACGAAGATATTGATGAAGAGCGAGACATCAGAGCAAAAAAACTCGCTAAAAAAGAAGAGGTTGCTAAAGCCAAAAAGTTTTTAGAAGGTGTAAAAGACAAATACTATTCAGAAATTAAATCAAAACCTGGATTGTCAGCAGACCAACAAAAAGCTTCAGACTTTTTCAACCGCTACACTGAAGAGCAACAGTTAGCTGAGCAACAGCATTCTGCTTTTAAAGAAAACACTAGACAAATGTTTTCACAAGATTTCAAAGGTTTTGATTTCAAATTAGGTGAAAAAACATTTAGATACGGTATTCAAAACACAGAAAAAGTTGCAGAGCGCCAATCAAACCTTAACAACCTTATCGGGAAGTTCCTGAATGACAAAGGTGAAGTTACAGATACGAAAGGTTATCACAAAGCTATTTATGCTGCTGAGAACGCGGACACTATTGCAAAACACTTTTACGAGCAGGGTAAATCCGATGCGGTTAAAGAAGTTATGGCAAAATCTAAGAATACAACAACAGAAGCCAGGTCGACAGCGCCTTCTGACGTTACTATTGGAGGATTTCAGGTTCGCTCTATCAATGGTGTTGACTCTTCAAAACTAAGAATTAAAAAGAAAATTAACTAATTATTTAAAAATTTCATTATGAGTACTTTAACAGGAGCGTCAGGTTTAGCACCTTACGCAAAAAAATCAACATTAGAGACGAACTATATCGACTTTACAAGCGCAGAAGCTGACAGCGCAAACTGGGCTCAGCAATATTTACCAGAAGTGTACGAAAAAGAGATCGAAAGATACGGAAACCGTACAGTAGGTGGATTCTTAAAAATGGTAGGAGCTGAAATGCCTATGACATCTGATCAAGTAGTTTGGTCTGAACAAAATAGATTGCACGTTTCTTACGAGGGATTAGGTATGAGTGGATCTGGAGAGTTATCTTTATTACCAGATGATCACGTATTGGCTGTAGGTCAAACTATCTTAGTAATGAACACAGCTGGATCTGTATCTCTTAAAGCTTACGTTTCAGCTACAAGCGCGAACGGAGCAACTTTAAAAGGTTATACAGTAGCTTCAACATCTATGGCTACTACAGTAGGTGCTGCTGATGTTAAGATATTCGTTTATGGTTCTGAATATAAGAAAGGAACTGATACTACTGCTGTATCTATCACTCCTTCTTTCCAGACTTTTACTAACAAACCTATTATCCTTAAAGACAAGTTTGAGATCAATGGATCTGACACTGCTCAAATCGGTTGGGTTGAAGTAACTACTGAAGGTGGAGACTCTGGATATTTATGGTACTTAAAAGCTGAAGGCGAAACTCGCTTACGTTTTGAAGACTACTTAGAAATGTCTATGGTAGAAGCAGAGAGAAAAGGTGTCAATGGAGACACTCCTTTAGGTATCGAAGGTACGGAAGGTTTATTCCAAGCTGTAGAAACCAGAGGACAAGTAGATGCTACTTTCGCTGGATCTTTAAGTGAATTCGACGCTATCCTTAAAAGTTTAGACAAAGAGGGAGCTATCGAAGAGAACATGTTATTCTTGAATAGAGAAACTGCATTAGCTTTTGATGATATGTTAGCTGGTATTGGATCTCCTTCTAGTGGAAGCTACCAAGGTGGTAGTTCTTACGGTGTATTCCAGAACTCTGAAGACATGGCATTAAACTTAGGTTTTTCTGGTTTTAGAAGAGGTTCTTACGACTTCTACAAAACTGACTGGAAATACTTAAACGACGCTCAAACAAGAGGTATTTCAGCTGAAGGAAGCATCAATGGTCTTTTAGTACCTGCAGGAACTTCTACAGTTTATGACCAGCAATTAGGTCAAAACATCCGTAGACCTTTCTTACACGTACGTTACAGATCTTCTGAAGCTGACGATAGAAAAATGAAATCTTGGATCACTGGATCTGTTGGAGCGCGTACTTCTTCAAAAGATGTGATGGAGATTCACTTCTTATCTGAAAGATGTTTATGTGTACAAGGAGCTAACAACTTTGTATTATTGAAGTAACAAAAGTAAATTACTGTAATTTTTACCCTCGTATAATTTACGGGGGT